TGGTTTCACGGATCATTACAGTTACTCCAGTTGTTGATGTGACACAAGTGTATCACACATTTTTAGATATGCGGTATTGTTTTACAGCGTTACGTAATCCGGCCTGCGTGGTGGCCTTCTCATCGAGTGCCAGTGCCTGCGCTTGATCGAGTGTGTCTTGCATCAGGATGCGGTGGCACATCACTGGCGCACCTTGACCTTGGCGGCGCACTCGGGCGTTGAACTGCTCGTACAGGTCAAGCGACCAGTTGAGGCCATACCACACGAGGATGTGGCCGTTCTTCTGCAAGCCGTCGATGCCGTGACCCATGCTGGCAGGGTGGCCGATCATCAGTTGGCAGTCGCCAGTCTTCCAGCGGTGCATGGCGTTGGTCAGTGACGCTTCGCTCTTACACTCGGTCAGGTTGATGGGTCGCAGGTCTTTGAACCGGGTCATGATGCGCTCGGCGTCACTGCGGTACGCATAGGCGCACAGGATCGGTGAGCCTTGGGCCTCGTCAATGATGTCCTCCAGCGCGTCCAGCTTCATGTCATGTACCGGCTCCCACAGCGGCATCCCGGCGATGGGGTACATGGCACCGTTGGAGAACTGCAAGCACTTGTTGGTGAGCGCAGCTTGGTTGAACGCCTCGATCTCCTTGCCGCTGTCCAGCACCATGAAGAACTCTTTCTCCAGCCTGTCGTATTTGGCCCGTAGCTCGTCAGGCATCTCGATCTCGATGTTGTTGACGATCAGGTCAGGCAGCGGGTTGTAGTCCTCGGCTGACATCTCCAGCGTGATGTCCCCGATCAGCTTCTTGATCGTGTCCTCGGTGTCCTCGTACGGCACTTCTTTGTACGGCCCGACCTTCTTGTAGAACCGGGTCTTGAACTGCGTCTTGCTGGTGCCCAGACGCTCACCCCTGTCCACCACGAGGAACTGACCGTGCAGGTCTTTGTACCCGTTGCTGGCCGGGGTGCCGGTCAAGCCCGTGGTCCAGTCGAACTGGTCAGCGATCTTGCGAAACGCCTTGACCCGGTTCGTGGCGCTGTTCTTCATCTTGCTGATCTCGTCCCAGACGATCCCGTTGAACGGCATCGGGCGACCCTTCTTGACGAAGTAGGTTTGCAGCGTTTCAGCGAGCCAGCCAAGGTTCTCGTAGTTCACCATGTAGACGTCAGCAGGGCGCAGCAGGGCGCGGGTGCGCTGGTCCTTGGTGCCCGCGACCATGCTGAACTTGAGGTGCTTGGTGTGTTCCCACTTCGCAGCCTCTTGCCGCCACACCAGCCGGATGACTCGGATGGGGGCCACGATGATCACGCCGCGCAGGAAGCCGGTGCGGATCAGGTGGGCCAGTGTGGTCAAGGTGATCACGGTCTTCCCCAATCCCATATCGAGCCATAGCATCGAGTGTGGGTGGGTGGACTGGAAGTTGACAGCCTTTTGCTGGTAACCGTGGAGCAAGTCAGGTGTCAGCATAGACCACCGGAATTGTTATGCGAAGTTCTGTGCCGTCATGCTCAAAACACAACTGGTTGCCTGAAATGCGAACACGTATGAGATTCTTTTGACCCCAACCGAGTCCAAACCACACAACAGCGTCTTTGAATTTTTCGTAAAAGAAATCAGCGTTCATACAGCCCCCATTACCATTACGTCGATCATTACTTTACCTTCGTCAATCGAGTCGATGACGAATACGTTTACTTTGTGTTGTCGGAGTCTTTGATGCTCTCGGGCTTGAGCGTCTGTTGGCTTTTTTCCCGCAGCTTTAAATTCACAGAAGAACACACGGCCATCTTGTGTGATGAACATACGATCGGGCACAGCAGCCCGTGCGGGGCTGGTGAACTTGTAAGCAAGCAGACCCTTTGATTTAGCGTAGTCGCAGACTTTGGCTTCAATCTGTTTTTCCAGCACGGCGTGTCTCCATTTCGATCAGCAACTCGATGTAGTGCTTGGCTTTCTCCAGATCGGCGATACCGTTCTTCTTGCGCCAGCGGGAAACGTACTTGATCACATTGCCTTCGAAGTAGCCAATCGCGTTGGCGTAGATGTACTCGACTGGCTGGATCGGCAGGTCCTTGTAATGGGTGCCCGCCACCTGTTTAGCCAGTGCGTCAAACGCTTCATCTTCTTCCATTGTCACTTTAAGCTCAGACATAATTTCTCCACTTCACGGACGTAGTAATCGAAATCCACCGGCAACTTGCCAGCGTCCTTGATGTCGTTGCATGGCTGGACACCCCAGCCACTCTCGACGCCAATCTTGCGCCACTCGGTCTTGCCCTTGAGCGGCGGCATCCACTTGAACAGACGACCACCGCCCTCAGCGATGTAGTAGCGCGTGATGTTCTGCAACTGCTGGGGCGGCTGACCGTCCCTCTCGATTGCCAGATAGCTGGAGCGCGGCACCTTGGTGCGCAGCATGAAGTCCATGATGTCGGGCCACTTCTGCACGGTCTGCCGGATCGGCGCACCCTCGACCAACACCTTCTCGGCCACCTTGGGGATCACGAGGCCACCAGCGTTCTGGTGCCACTGGGCTTTCCACTCGTAGGCACCCTTGCGCTTGGTGCTGCCATCCTCGAACACGCCGATGTAGTTGTTGACATCGCGGATCATCATGGCCTTGTAGATGGCTTCCTCAAGGTTCAACCCGGTGCGGTCCTGCCATGCAGCGCGGGCCAGATCGACCAGCACCTTCATGTTGCGCGGCACCCGCACAGTCAGGCCGTCCGTGTTCACTTGAATCAGGCGCAGCCCGGGGATCGTCATCAACCCCTCGGCCAACAGGCACAGCAGCAGTTGCCCATTGAGCGTGATGCTCATGGTGAACAGCGGGTCGTAGAAGACAGAGAACTGGTTGTTGCTGTCACCGTAGACGCCATTGAGCGCCAGCTTCAGCATCGCTGATTCTGCGGACTTCTTGGGGTATGACTTGCGCTGCTCGAACAGGTACTTGTAGATGCTGACAAACTCTTTTCCGAGATGGGCCGGATGAAACCCATTCGTGATTGCCAGGTTTGGATAGTATGAAGTGACATCCAAGTCCACGATGATGTGCTCACCGTCAGACTCGATGACCTCAGACTCGATGGAGCCGTGGATTCCTCCAAGGCCGAAGACGAAAGTGAATCCATTGATTGATGCTGTGAGGTCCGTAAAAACCCCTTTGGTTTCGGTGATGGTCTGAGCCTTGAGCCAGTCCAGCACCCGGTTGAACTCGGGCTGCTCGAACTTGATCCACGGCAGGATGGCGTCTTTGAGCGCGATCACTGGGCGCTTGGTCTGCCGAGGTGTGCGACCCTTGGGGCCGAAGTCGTAGCAGGCAACACCGGCTTCTTCCAGCTTCATGACGAAGTAGTCCTTGCCGATCTTGGTGTCGTTGTGGTTCATGAAGTCGCGGTTGTACTTGCGCGTCAGTTCTTCACGGAAGTGAATCATGTCAAGCGTGTGGTGATAGAACGCCTTGGTCTGCGCCACATCGTGCTTGTTGTAATGCTTGAGCACTTCGATCTGCTCACGGTTCAGCATGGTACCCACCGGGAACGGCAGGTCTTCGATGCTGTCGCTGCGCATGTTGAACTCCAGCACCTTGAGGCTGGTGGCTCGGGCACGGTTGTCGAAATGGTGAATCTTGAACAGGTCGATCTGGGTGACGAACTGCTCCGAGGGTTTGACCAAGTGCATCCACCTGCTGCCATCCTCGTCCTGACTGTTGATGATCGCCATCGCCTTTTGGTACAGCGTGTTGGCGTCACTGTGACCCATGCGGATCAGCGTGTGGACCACAGGGTAATCGAACCCCAGGTTGTTAAAGCCGACCATGCGTGAGTCGGTGTCCTTGAGGTGCTGGAGGAACTCAATGATCTGACGACTGTCGTTGCGTAGGTCACTGATCTCAAACATCCAGTGCAGAGGTGCTTCTGCGTGTTCCACTGCCAGCGTGAACACGTTGGGATAGGTTTCGATGTCGAAGACATAATCGTTACTCATTTTTTACTCCGCAGCCAAGATGGCAAACGCTGCCGCGACTTGGAGGGGGACTTGACCGTTTCCAATTGCTTTGAGGCGGTGTGGTTGATGGGCCAACCCATTAGCCACTCGACCCACTGAGGGTTCAGTTTCCCACCAGCTTTGGCTGAAAGAGTGGGAGTGTTCCTTGTGTGTTCTGCCGGATACCCACCCTCTCGGGAATTGTGCGCCGTAGGAGTGGGCCAAAGCAAACCATCTATCACGGTGATGCGGTGCCCCGACATCGGATGCTCGTATGCACAACCATCGACAGTCATACCCCATGAGGGCCAAGTCTTTGACAACTTGTTCAAGACCGTTTGACTTAATTGCGGCGACATTTTCCAAGAAGATGTAGCTGGGTCTAACGATGCCAGCAATTCGCAAGACTTCTCGGTAAAGCCCCGAGCGTGTTCCTTCCCCAACACCTGCTTGTTTTCCAGCAGTGCTAATGTCTTGGCAAGGGAATCCCGCATGGATGCAATCCACTCGTCCGGCGTATTCGGATGGGTCGAAGTCTCGGACATCACCTTCCCAGACAACCAACTCGGGAAACCATCCTTCAGCGGCACGTTCTCTGAGGACTCGACAAGGGTATGGCTCCCATTCGACTGCAACCACTGGGGTATGTCCAAGGATGAGGTCGGCAAGGAGTCCACCACCGGCTCCTGCAAAAAGGTGCATTGTTCGCATAACATTACGGTTACCGGGTGAGGTGGGGCTTACTCGCTGCGTCTGGAAGGGTGTTTTCGCTGCTCAGTCCATTGACCGAGACGCCAGCATCCGCTTTCAGCCCCAATTCAATTACTGGCCGAAGAACGATGGCAGGCCCGTGGGTGCGCCAAACGGTGCAGCAGGCATGGCAGCAGCAGCAGGAGCCACAGCACCAAAGCCAGCAGGAGCACCGGCCACAGCACCAAACAGGTTCGATGCGTCAACAGCACCTTCACCGAATGGGGTGTCATCAGCGGCAAACTGGACAGCGATCAAGTCGCAGCGGATGCCACGGCCATGCTTGTTGTCTTGAGGCCAAGGCTTGATAGCAGCGTTCACACGGCAGCCGCCGTACATCTTGCGGGCCAGTTGCTGATACGCCATCGTGTTGGATGGGTCGATGGGTGTACCATCGGCTTGGATCATCTGCGGGGCCGAGTCACGCCCTGCGGTAATGAACACGTTGCCAGCGTAGCCGTCATAGGGCTGGAAGGTCTTTTTGTTGACCTTCTCTTCACCACGACCAAAGCAGCGGGTCTTGCGGTCGTTCTGGATCATGGACATGACAGCTTGCGCGTGTTCTTTCCACTTCTCCAGTGCCAGAGCACCGTAGCGGGCCATGAACTGCTGGAAGCCGGGGTGCTCTTGGGGCATGATGAACTCGCAGTTATACGAGATGCGTTCCTTGCCGGTGGCCTCATTCATCTGGCGCTGTGGTTCAGCGAGGTGAGGGAAGGACAGACGGACGTTTGACAAGAAAATGATTTCGGACATGACAATTACCTTTCAATGATTACAAGAGCCAAGCGGGAAGCTCGGCGGGGGTTTCCACTGCACTGAACAACGGTGCAGCGTTCATGATGACAGCCGGACGGCCATCAGATTCGGGGACTACGGTGAGTTTGCCAGCCAGCTTGCTGACATACTCCTGATCCATGCGCTTGAGTTGACGCTCGGTCAGGGTCACCTTGGTGCCGTCCTTCTTCTCCCACGTCAGCTTCTCAGCCTTGGCGGGTGTGACGAGTTTGGTTTCGTAGACAGCAGACTTGGGGATGCCCATCTTGACCAGCTTCTCGGCCATCTCCTCCTCGGGCAGTGCCCAAGCGCGGGAGCCGCGACCGTTGACCAGCTTCAAGCCGGGGATGCTGCCACCAGACTCCAGACGGCGCAGTGCTTCCTTCTCGACAGCTTCGAGGAGTTGGCGCATGAGGGGAGCGGCTTCCATGATCTGACGAATCTGGGCATCGTCCATCGTGGATGGGTCTTTATCGGCACTTTGCTGTGCAATGTCAATCGTGGCATTTTTGACAGAGTTATCCCACAACTCAACACCATCGGCAAACATTTTTTCAGGTGTGATAATTTGATTACCTTTAGGCTGGAACATGATCCCGACCTCCTTCATTACGTTACTTGCCAGCGCAGAGCAGGAACCCTTGGCACGGCAGAATTTACATTGACTGTCACCCGGTACAAGCGGGGCGTCCGGTGCATCGGTGGCCGCAGCTTGCGAGATGATTGTACCCATGTTCGCCATCAAGTCACGCACAGAAACCTCGTGCGATGTGATCGGCTTCATGCCCTTCATTGCCAGCTTGGGCTGGATGATAGTCATACGAACTGTGCTGAACGGGTAGTTGCCATTGACTGGCAATCGCAGTCGGGCCAGCACACCGTAGGCGTACTGCTCAAGCTGCAAGTTACCCTCGGCTGTGACGATACCCATGCCGTCTTTGTAGTCGATGAGTTCAAGCCAGTCAGGGTCAAGAATCTGGCAGTCCACGGTGCCCGACAGGTCATCACGACCTAGCAGGAAAGCAGGGTCTACCCTTTGCTCAGAGATGACTGGCAACAAGCCACCCATCGAACGCTCACGGATGTACTCGATGGCCGACTTGACCCGTGCAGCACGGTCAGCGTCCACCTTGAACTCACCCTCGTGATCGGTAAAGGTTTCCCCCACCTGATCCATCGGGTCCGACAAGCCGTTCTTGATGCAGTGCTCAAGCAGCGTGTGCGAGTGTGTGCCATCGGCAGCAGCGGGGCCGCTACCGGTGTCAGGGTACTTGGCCTCCTCTCGAATGCTGCCGGGGCACAAGGCCCAGCGGCTGCGCTTCGATGGGGACAGCTTGGCGTGATCGCTCATATGACGATCTTCCAATCCTCGGCCAACATGTCGGTCTGACTTGCAAGCCAAGGCACACGAGCACCGGGTGTGTTTTGAGCATCCGCTGGATAGTTCAAAAACACGTAGGGCAGCGTCATTTTGCTGTGAGCGTCAGGCGTTTGCAGTTCAAGCCACATGCCCTTGCCGTTCCAGCCTGCGCGGCATACGTGCATGCCCTTTTTCAAACACTCCAGCGCAAGACCGAAGGTCAGGGCATCGCACTCACGGTACGCCTCCTCGAACACGTCCTTGGGCGACCATGATTCATAGCCATCCGCATAGTGCACGAGATAACCCGATTCTCCAATTCGCTGTTCTGGTTGCGCATGAATGATCTTGGTTCCGATGTAGCGTTTCATGATCAACCTTTCAGTGCCTCAACGCCAGCGTGGAGTTGACCGTAGTGCTCGGGCTTCACATCGTTGATGTTCTGGTAACCCAGACCAGTCAAGACGCCTTGGATCATGGCACCCTTTTGTGGGCCGAGTGCTTTGTAGGCACCCATCACGTAGTCGATCAAGCCCTTGGGGTCAGAGAACGGTGCGCCAGTGGGAACAGGTGCTGGCGCTGGGGCCACGAATGTGGGAGGTGCGGGCATGGCCGGGGCAGCAGCCACGGGTGCGGGTGTGTCCACGACAGTCACGGTGACCGGTGCGGGGGCAGCTTGTACCACAGGGGCGGGTGTTGGCGCAACAGGTGCGGGTGCTGCTACATTGCCAGCTTGCAGTTGTGCGGTCAGCGCGGTGACGGCAGCGGTCAGGGCTTCAATCTTGAGTTCGAGTGACATAGAGTTTCTCCAGAGGGTTACGGTTTACAGGGGGTTGAATTGTGAGGCGGTCTTCAACGAAAGCCTCGACGATTTCACGATGCACTTCGCTCGGTGTCCCGATCTTCCGTGCCTTAGCGTGAAACTTGGTGCGTGTCGTGTCTGTCACTCGGACAGTCATGAACGCTGATTTGGGTGGTTGTGGCATAAATAATTTCCTTGACCGATGACGCAGTGTAGCACGACCGTGATACTATTGTGCAACTGGTTTGAAATTATTTTTGAGGATCACCATGATTGAATATCAAATGACCAACGAGCAACTTCAGATTGCCATTGACGCCACTTTTAGTGCTTGCAACTCTGTGCTGCAAGAGCACACCAGTGGGGGAAGCGCAAGAGCTTTGGCGGTGAAACATCTCGAAGTGCTGTATCAGGAACAAAGAGAACGTGCCAAACTTATCCACCGCCCCATCTTTCATGCTTCGGCAGACGGTCGATAAAAAGAAAGCCCCGGTGGTGAGACCGAGGCTTTAAAGGAGAAGCTCTGTGAACAAAGTGTCGGCAACTGCAATCACCAACGAGGTTATTCTATGACAGCGCCCCAGACAGTGCAACAGCACCCGGCATCAGTCGATGCGTACATCAGACACGGCTGGAGCCTTGTCCCGATCCCAGCCAACACCAAGGGGCCACGCACTCCCGGCTGGAACCTCAAACAAAACGCCCTCAAGTCCCAAGGCGATCTGCCCCTTGGCTACGGCATCGGCTTGGCCCATGCGTACAGCGGCACGATGGCCTTGGACATCGACAACTGGACCGTGACCACCAGCCTGCTGGCCGAGCACGGCGTGGACCTGCAAGCCCTCTACGATGCGCCCGATGCCGTGGTCATCAACTCGGGCAAGCCCGGGCACGGCAAGCTGCTCTACACGATGCCCTTCGGCGCTGCGCTGCCCTCCAAGAAGATCATGCACGGCGGCATCACGGCGTACGAGTTGCGCTGCGCCACGGTGAGCGGCGTCACGGTGCAGGACGTGCTGCCCCCGAGCATCCACCCCGAGACACGCCAGCCGTACCAGTGGGCAGGTCGGGGCCACTGGACCCGCATCCCGGTCATCCCCCAGCCCCTGCTCGACTTGTGGAACGGTATGCTGTCGCAGGACAAGGAGCGCACCATCGCCACGGACGGCACGATTGACGCATCGTGGGAGGAGATCAAGCAAGCCCTTGAGGCTGTGCCCGCTGACTGCACCCGTGACGAGTGGGTCAGCATCGGCATGGCCCTGCACTGGGCAGGCACCCAGACCGATCAACTTAGCCAAGCCCTGCAACTGTGGAACGAATGGAGCCAGCAGTCGGTTGACAAATACCCCGGCGAACGTGAAATCGTCAACCAGTGGGTCAGCTTCAGAAACGACAAGGCCACGGCGGTCAAGCTGGGTACGTTGTTCCACATCGCCAAGTCACACGGCTGGCAGCGCCCCATGCCCGATGCGGCTGAGTTGTTCAGCAAGATCGACATCCCCGTGATGGAGCCACTGAGCGTGATGGACGGCCTGCGGCCCAAGCCCCCAGAGATGGACCTGTCACTGTGGCCCACGGTGCTGCGCCAGCGGTCCACGGAAATATCGGAAAGCGTGGGCTGCGACCCTTTGGTCCCTTTGTTCGCTGGGTTGGCCGCTGTCTGCGGGGTGATTGATGCCCGTATGCGGCTGGAACTCATGCCGGGGTTCCGTGTGCCCCCGGTGCTGTGGCTCATGACTTTGGGCGATCCAGCGGACAAGAAGTCACCCGGCTCTAGGCCCATGCTGGCACCTCTGAAGAACATCGAGGCAGAAGACCGTCCCCGCTACGGCAAGGAACTGCTCGACTGGGAGGGGAGGGAGGCGCAACACGCCAGCGCCAAAAAGGCGTTCCTCGACTGGTCATCGTCCACCGAGGCCATGCTGGGCGGCGATCAGGCACCGCTTGTGCCCGACCTGCCAGCGCAGCCCGTGCCTCTGAAGATCACCGTGAGTGACATCACCAGCCAGAAGCTGGTGCGCCAAGCGGCAGACCGGCCCCGTGGCCTGCTGTGTTACCTCGACGAGATGAATAGCTGGGTGCGCAAGCTGACCGACAAGAGCAGCGGCGAGGATCGGTCAGCGTGGGTCGTTTCGTATGAGTCCGAACACTACGAGATGGACCGGGTAGGCGCTGGGTCGATCTATGCGGAGAACTTGGCCGTGAGCATCTACGGCAACATCCAGCCCCAAGTGTTCAAGCAGAACCTTGCAGCCCTCTCAGCCGATGGCCTGCTCCAGCGGTTTATCCCCGCTATCCTGCGTGGTAGCAAGACCAAGCTGGGCCAGCCCATCCCCGACTACATGAGCAGCGCCGGGGCATGGGAGAACACCCTGCGCCTGACCTATGCACTGCCCGTGCAGACGTACCAGTTATCCACAGAGGCTTACACCGTGTTTCGTGAGTTCCAACAGTGGTACGAGTCGGCCAAGCAGGACGAGAGGGTGCTGGACAGCGGCACAGAGTACATGACGGCCTTCGGCAAGCTGGAGGGCTTGGCTGGTCGTCTGATCCTCATGTTCCACGTCATCGAGTCGCCCTTTAACCCCGTGGTGTCAGTCGATGTTGTCCACAGGGTCGTCAGCATGGTGCGTGGGTACATCATCCCGGCCTACCGCTACGCCTTGGGCGAGGTGGGCGGGGTCATCACCGACACGTTCGACCAGTGGGTGATCGACTACATTGTGCAGATCAGCGGCGAGGTGCAGACCATCGACCTGCGCAGCCTCAAGAAGTCAGCCCGTAGACCCTTGGAGGGTAAGACCGACTGGCAGAAGGACCAAGCGATTATGGACGCCATGCTGGTCGTGGAGCAGGCCGGGTGGGCGGTGCAGATCGAGAGTGAACTGCACAAGAAGAAGGTCACATGGGCCATCAACCCCACGCTGCCGGACATCTTTAAGGAGTACAGGCAGACGGTCATCAAGGCCAAGCAGCGCCACGCTGACTACATTTACCGCTACGCCACGGCCAAGGGCTACGAGCGAAAGCTGGTCAAGGGGTACACCCCGGACATGGACGAATGAGAAAAGGGGACTATCAGTCCCCTTTTTTATTTACCTATCCGGTAAAGAATTTTCGCCAACATGCGGCGCATATCCACCGGGTGGGCGACATCTGCACCCCACCTTCGGGCAGTCTGTCACGTTTGCATTCGGTGCATGGCTTCATGTGTTGCTCCTTGCTCGGATGGCGGCGGCGATGTGTTTGTGTTGGCTTGTGACATTCAAAAGCGCCAACACCATGCGATCAGTGTTTTCTGCCACCTTCGCACACGCCTCACGCTCGTCAGCACGGACAAGCTCGGCAAAGCGTTCAATTGCTTCATTGCCTACAACTGCAAATTCTTTAGGGCTTTTGTGAATGGGTATAGCGCCAGCCTCACGGGCCATTTCAATCAATGATTTCATTTTTCAATCGCCTCCAAGTTGACCATCTGCGATTGGAAATACACGGCGAAACTGGCCCGTGTGTCGTTCTGGAAGGGCATCTTGTTGACCCGCTCCATCATCTCGTGCATGGCCGTGTTCCAGCCCGACAGAAAGACATGGAGGGCTGCGTCATCCTCAGACAGTTCGAGGTGACCATACAGGGCTTGGAAATGGGCAAAAGGGTTCATGGTTCGATTCCTTAAAAAGTGGTCTTGACGGTTGGTTCGATGCCTTAAAACCAAAGGCCCGATGGTTAGTTCGATGCCTTAAAACCAAAGGTCCGATGGTTAGTTCGATGCCTTAAAACCAAAGGCCCGATGGTTGGTTCGATGCCTTAGTCCTTATTGTC